CGACGACTCTGGTGGCGCAGACTCTGGCGCAACCTCACCGGGCAGCGTCGGTGATGTCCTGGGCAACATCAAACCGACGCCAACGACTACCCCGAAACTGGGCAACCATCCGGGACCAAGTCAAACGCCGAGCCAAAGGCCAATGCGAAGCGCACACCCACGCCAAGCAATGCGACGGCACAGGCACAGACGCCGACCACATCATCGCAGGCGACAACCACGGACTCAGCAACCTGCAATGGCTCAGTGCACCATGCCACAAAGCCAAGACGGCAGCCGAAACATCAGCACGCAACAAGGCACGCAACGACGCACGCCAACGCACAGAAGAACAACACCCAGGGAGACGCACATGACCACCCAGATCAAGCTCACAAGCAAACTCGGCGGCCACGACGCAGGCTCCACCATCCACGTCACCAACGGCACAGCACAACACCTCATCGACACCGGCTACGCCGAAGCCGTCGAGACAAAGACCACTCGCACCAAGCGAACCTCAAGCGAAGCCACCGACAGCCCTGGGGGGGCCTCCTCCTAAGGCACAAAGTACCGCCGGGGATAGCAACTCGGATTCTGCGTGCGGCTCGATCTCGTTTTTTTGGCCCCGGGTGGGCCTTGACGCGTCCCTGGAGGACTTCTGATGGCTGCCAAGAAGGTGCCTGCTGGTCTGGGTGATGCCGGGACGAAGCTGTGGCGCGATGTGACGGGGAAGTATGAGCTCCGCGCTGACGAGGTTGTAATCCTTGAGGCGGCTTGTGCTGCTCGGGACCGTGTGGTGGCGATGGAGTCGGAGCGCAATGGTGCTGTGACCGCTTCGGGTTCTATGGGCCAGCTTGTGGTGCATCCTTTGGTTGCTGAGGTTCGGGCGCATGAGGCGCAGATCGCTGGGTTGCTGGCGAAGTTGAAGCTTCCTGATGAGGGTGGCGTGGAGCAGCCTTCGCAGCAGCGTGCTGCGGCGCAGTCGCGTTGGGCTTCGGCTCATGGCGCGGCCTCTTAATTCGTCGCCGGCCTTCATCCGGGATCGGTCTGCGGAGGCCGAGGAGATTAAGCGGTGGTACCGCGATTCGTTGGCGGATACGTTGCCTCCGATTGGGTTGCAGTGGGAGCCGTTGCGGGTTGGTCCGACGTGGCAGTACGAGGGTGGGTGGGTTCTTCCTGAGCGTTCGCTTGGGTGGGAGCAGCTTGCGTTTGCTGGTCAGTGGTTGACGCATCGTGGTAAGCCGTGGAAGTACACGATGGAGCAGGCGCGTTTTGTGCTGTGGTTCCATGCGGTCGACGAGTCTGGTGTGCACCTGTCGCATTCGGCGGTGTTGCAGCGGCTTAAGGGTTGGGGTAAGGATCCGTTTGCTGCGGTTGAGTCGACGAGCACGCTTGTTGGGCCTGTCGAGTTCGATGGGTGGGGCAAGGATGGTCAGCCGGTTGGTCGTCAGGTGACGGACGCGTGGGTTCAGATTGCCGCGGTGTCGCTGGATCAGACGAAGAACACGATGAAGATCTTCCCGGGGTTGATCCCGGCGGAGACTCGTCGGCACTTTGGTATCCAGATCGGCAAGCAGAATGTGTGGGCTCGTGGTGATACGGCTCAGATCGAGGCTGTGACTGCGTCGCCGTTGGCGATTGAGGGTGGCCGGCCGAAGCTCATCATCCGTGCTGAGACGCAGAACTGGAACTCGTCCAACGGTGGTCATGACATGGCCGGTGCAATGGAGGGTAATGCGGCGAAGGCTGAGGTTGGCACTCCTGCTCGCATTCTCGACATTTGCAACGCGTACCGTCCGGGTGAGGATTCGGTTGGGCAGCGTCAGCGTGAGGGTTATGACGACACTCAGGGTGAGGATGCGTCGGCGGTGGCGTACGGAATGTTGTACGACTCGCTCGAAGCTCCTGCTGAGGCTCCGTTGACGGCTGCTGCGGCGCCTGATGTTGTCGAGTCGGTTCGGGGTGACTCGGTGTGGCTGGACGCTCGGGGTCGCATCCTCAAGTCGATCCTGAACCCGTTGAACAGTCCGTCGGAGTCTCGGCGCAAGTGGTACAACCAGGTCACTGCTGCTGAGGATGCGTGGACTGAGCCGAACGAGTTCGACCCGCTGAAGGACACTGAAAAGGTTCTTGAGTCGGGTGATGAGGTCGTCCTGTTTCTTGACTGTTCGAAGTCGGATGACGCGACTGGGTTGGTCGGTTGTCGGTTGTCGGATGGTCACGTTTTCACGGTGAACATGTGGCAGCGCCCCCCCGGCAAGCGCGGCGATGGGTGGCTGGCGCCTCGTGAAGAGGTCGACGCGGCTGTCTCTGGTGTGCACGAGAAGTACAACGTGGTCGCGTTCTTTGGTGACCCGTCGCACACGCTCGACGACGAGACGATGGATCGCTACTGGGATTCTCTCTTTGACAAGTGGCACCAGACGTACCGGTCGAAGTATCGGGTGTGGGCCACGGGGTCGAAGAACTCGAGCAAGGGGCACGCGGTCATGTTCGATATGGCGGACCGGTCCAATACTCGTGATTTCGCTTCCGCGGTTGGTGTCACTCTTGCCGACATTCAGGCGGGTGATCTGTCGTGGGATGGTGACGCGCGGTTGCGCCGGCATGTGCTGAACGCTCGGAGGTATCCGGTCGCGGGGTATGTGTCGATCGCGAAGGACAAGCGCGAGTCGAAGAACAAGATCGACCTAGCGGTGTGCATGGTCGGCGCGCGCATGGTGCGTCGTTTGGTGTTGAACTCTGGTAAGAAGCGGGGTGGTCGCGTATGGTGATGCCCCGCGCAACAGTTCTCGAGCTCGCTAACGATGTGCTCATCCCCGGGTGGCAGCAAACAAAGCTGAGCCTTGACCTGATCGACAAGTGGCATCGGTGGGAGCCGGGAAGCCTGCGGGACAAGATCCCGTCTTACGCCGATCAGGAGCACAAGGCTCTCGCGAAGATCAGTGAGACGCCTTTCTTGTCGCTGGTGGTGACGACGGTCGCGCAGCAGCTTGTTGCTGAGGCGTTCCGCACGTCCCGTTCGACGGACACGACGACGCTGACTGAGCCGTGGAACCGTAACCGTATGTTCTCCCGTCAGCGGGCGATCTACCGCGGTGCGCTGGCCTACGGGTACAGCTACGCCACGGCGATGCCTGGTGACACTGGTGCGGTTCTGCGAGGACGTTCGCCGCGTGACCTGTACGCGGTGTACGGCGACGTCATTGACGACGAGTACCCGATGTACTACCTGCTGAACAAGGGCGACCTGTTTCAGGTGGTCGATGAGGAGGCGGTCTACTACCTCGGCAACGAGAACGGTCGGCTTACGTACATCGAGGAACGCGTGCATGACGTTGGTGTGGCGCCGGCGGTGCGGTACTCCAACCAGATCGACCTTGAGGGTCGCACTCCGGGCGAGGTTGAGCCCTATGTGCAGGTGTCGGAGCGCATCAACAAGACCACGTATGACCGGATGCTGGTTCAGCACTTCAACTCGTGGAAGGTGCGCACAGCAACGGGCCTGGACATGCCCACAGACCCGGCGGAACAGGCCCGAGTGAAGATGCTGCTCCGACAGGGCGACATTCTCACTGGCGAAGATGGCGTCAACTTCGGAACCCTTGATGAGACGAACCCTGACGGGCTCATCAAGGCAACCGAAGAGGACATCAAGATCCTCGCCGTTGTCACGCAGACGCCGGCGCACGCACTCACTGGCAACCTTGTGAACCTGTCGGCGGATGCGATCGCTGAGGCGCGCGCTTCGGCCGATCTCAAGGTGTACGAACGCAAGGTCGGCTTTGGCGACTCGAACGAGACGCTGCTCCGCCTCGCTGCGCACATTGAGGGGCGCGAAGAAGACGCCGCGGACTTCACTATCCGCACAGACTGGGCGGACCTTCAGTCGCGGTCTATGAACCAGGCTGCGGATGCGCTCGGCAAGATGGCTGCTTCTCTTGGCATCCCGGTGGAGCTGCTGTGGGATCGTATCCCCGGCGTGACGCCTGAGATCGCTAAGGCGTGGCTCGAGTACAAGCAGGAGAATCCTTCTGCTGAGGCGCAGTTGGCGGCGGCGTTGAAAACTCAGTCCAATGGCGTCAACGGCTGAGGGTGAACAGCTTACGAGGGCGCAGCAGGCGGCTCAGATAGCGGTCGGCAATAGAGCCGCTGCTGAGGCGCGCTTACTGTGGCCCCGCTTGGACGTTAGCGACCTCGATGGGTCTCTTCCGTACTGGCTCGCAACGAGTGTCCTTGCGACAAACCGGCGAATGCAGGAATCGCAGCAAATCGCCGGGGCATACATGCAAGCATTCCGCGACGCCGAGATCGGCGGGACTGGCCCTGTTGTGTATGCTGCGCCGCAGGGCACGCCTGATGCGCTCCGTATTGCCGGTCCGGTGCGCATTAAGCAGCTCATCGCTGGCGGCATGGCCCCGGCAGAGGCGTACACCCGCGCGTTCACCAA